TTTTGGACCGTGTAGTTGTTCCTTTACTTTTGCCAGTATTGATGCTGACAGAAGCTTTTTACTTCGTCTTGGCATTGTTGCTCCGTTTGTTGTAATTTACCATAATAGTATTTTACCAAAAAGAACACATTTTTACAAAGAACTTTGACTTTTTGTGGTATAGTTATTATCGGCAGAAACAGTTATCGTTGAGTTGGAGAACATCAAATGTGGAAAAAAGTTATGAAAGAAGACAGAAAATTTTATCGTCGTCATTGGACAACAGGCGACATGAAGCTATTCGAATGGATAGCAGAAACCAGAGGCTATAGCCATAACCCAGAAGATGAGATAATCGCAAGGTTGGATGGTGATGTGCCACCTCAGGAAAAGCATTGGGAAAGATGTGATAAGGTAAAGGATGCGATGACGACGTTATCACAGAATGAACAACTGATAGTATGGTATTATTATCATGAAGGTAAGACATTACAAAGAATTGCAGACCTATTAGGATACACCGTAGGCACCATTCATAAGAAACGTGCAAAGGCATTGGAAAAATTACGGGTATTATTAGAGAAGGAGGTATTATGCTCATGAGTGATGAAGAATACAAAAAGAAACACAAGCGAAAGTCTGTAAATTATCAGGCGGCTTTGAAAAGAGCCATCCATGGTGGAGACTTTGAGGGTGTAATCAAAAACATCATGTTGATGGCCGTCAAGAACAATACATCAGACGACTGGAAGTGTAGTCCCAGAACCTTTATGGAATTATTACAAGTCTTGCATAAATACAGAACTGAATTTGGTGATGCCGACCAGATGCAAGACATCCTATCAGTATTGGAAGGTGGTAAAGAATAGCGTAAAGGGACTACTAAATGGTGTAGGTTATTGTTTATTTAGAAGGAGAAGAAGAAAATGAGCAGCACAAAAGTAAAAACAAAGAAGTGTCCACATTGTGGGGTTATCAAACCACTTTACAAATTTGGTATGCGAAAGAACAAACGCAAAATGAAAGACGGAACTGTTAGGACTTATTACTATTATCAGGCTTGGTGTTCAGCATGTCGTAATTTAGATAGACAACAATACCCAGCACACCAACCAAATTTTGATACATTACCTGAATACTACGGTGAAGAATGAAAATACCAAAGGCTTTATTACTAAAGTTCAGAGAAGACCCCAGAGTATTCTTCAAGTTCCTGAAAGTATTCGACAAGGAACAACAACAACTTTTACCATTTGTCCTAAACGACGAGCAAGAAATACTACTGGATGCCCTTCTGAACCATAATCGCATTGTTGTATGTAAAGCACGACAGATAGGATGTTCCACACTTATCAGAGCCTACAACCTTTGGAAGACTTATTGTGAGCCACAACCGACAACACATGCTATTATCAGTTACACACGCGATAGTGCTGACCATCTTCATAGTATTGATAAGCAGTTTTATTTGGGACTGCCTGGACCTTTACAAAGAAAATTATCAAAATCAAGTTCAAGAACGCTAAAATTTGCTGATACAGGTGCAGAATTACGTGCATTTACAGGTGGTGGTAAAGGTGGTGCGACCCGAAGTTTTACCTTTTCTTCAGCACACATTAGTGAGTTTGCTTTTTTTGATGACCAATCAGACTTATTGGCCAATGTTATTGCATCTGTAGGTGATGGACAAGTAATTATTGAAACTACACCAAATGGACCAGGTGATACATACCACAGGTTGTGTATGGGTGCTCCAAATAATGGATGGCACATCTGTTTCTTTCCTTGGTTTCAGCACAAGAAATACAAAAAACCCAGTATGTTTGGACAAAATGGTGTGCCTCCTATGACTGAAGAAGAGAAGAGGATACATAAAGACCTCAAACTCAAGAAAGGTCAAATGTATTGGAGGCGAACACAAATAAGCACCATGGGTGAAGCAAAATTTAGACGTGAGTTTCCCAGTTCTGTTGATGAAGCATTCATGTCCAATGATAAAGTATTTTTTCCTATTGACATTGTTGACCGGTTGGAAGTCTTGAATTTAGGTTCGAACTATGACATGCACTATACAGACCCTGTAGAAGGTGAGCGGTATGCGATGGGTGTTGATGTTGCGCATGGTAATGGTGGAGACTATTCAACTATTACAATTGTATCAACAACTACCTTTCAGCCTGTTTATCATTACAGACGCAATACTGTTTTACCTGCTGACTTTGCTGATGTAGTATGGAATGTCTACCACGAATGGGGCGAACCATTCACAATTGTGGAAAGCAATGGACCAGGTGCATTGGTTCTTTACAGGTTGAAAGAGTTTGGTGTTCATAATCTTTATGATGACCGCGGCAGAGACTGGACAACAAGAAAGGAAAATAAAGTGGCTATTTATGATAACCTACGCGAACTTATTTGCGATGGAACAATTTGCACAGTTGAACAAGGTCTATGGTCCGAAATACGAAATACAATTACAGAAGACAAAGGAGCACCAAAACATCCGAAAGGACACCACGACGATGTTTTGATAAGTTTTTGTCTTGCGTTGTGGGGTGCCAAACTAAATCCTGCCCCAAGTATTTATGCTGTCAGAGAGCAGATGATGGAGCAGTTTTTGACCAAAACAAGAGCTCGACGTATTCGTGCAAGAGGACCTATACCGTTTAGAAGGAGAGGACAGTAATGGCTTATGACATAAAACCAAAACATGTTAGACACATTTGTGAAGCACATGATAACTATTGGGAAGATAAAAGACATGAAATGTTTCGATACAAGTCAGTTTATGAAACAGACTTTTGGGACAAAGAAAGAATGGACTATGATAGTAGTATCCTAATACAGACATCTGATGGTTATGGATACATTGAAGGCTACATTGCATCACTATTCAGTCGTAATCCTGGTGTTGTGGTAAAATCAGGACCTCGTGGTTTAGGCGACCCGAAAAAAGCACAAAACTTGGCAAATAACTTCTTGGTAAAATACAGAAGTTGCTTAGAAGATGTTTCACGTTTGGCCCTAATTTACCCTATGGCATTCATAAAGATGTTTCCTAAATCACATCCTGATGTTTATCAGCGTATTGGTATGACATCAGTCGTGCCTTGGCAAATTATCTTGGACCGTGATGCAAAACATTATGAAGACCAGCGGTTTATCGGACACAAGTATTACCTAACACTACCTGAAGCAATCCAAAATTTTGGTAATAAACAATACGAACCAATCAAAAAGATGGACTACTTCAAACATCAACAAAACGAAGATAATGCTTACGGTGATGATAGTGTTGATGACGATACCATGTTTCAATACATTGAAGTTGTAGAACTATACGACTTGGTAAATGGTAATTTATTCTTTTGGTCTCCTCAGTATTCTGCTGGTAATAAATTTTTAGAGAAAGATGTAATACCATTTATGGACATGAACGGCAAACCTATCATTCCAATCATACCACTTTATTTCAACAGATGTCCTGATGCACCAATCGAAGGCTATAGTGCCATGAAACGTGTGTATGACCAACTGTATGAAACCAATCTTATCAGAACCTTTCAAGCAAATGGTGTTCGTAAGGCTTCGAGACAATACATTGTAAAGAGGGGAACATTTGATGAAGAGAGTATGGCACAAATTACATCAGGTGTGGATGGACTTTTTGTGGAAATTGATGATGATGACCTTCCTGGTTCTATTATTTCTTTACCTCAGAACCCCACCCCGCCAGAACTTGAAAGATACTACCAAGCAGTCCAAGCAGACAAAGACAAAGGCAGCATCTTGGCGCCATTCACCAGAGGAGAAAGCACTCGTTCTTCAGCAACAGAAATTGCAGCGTTGGCCGCATACTCGTCATCAGAAATTGGACGACTGGCAAGAGAAAGAGACTTGACCATTGAGGCAGTTGCTGAAAATTACATCATAATTTTATCCATGTTTTTAGAAGAAAATGGAAACGATACAGTTGTTATTGACAACAAAGCAGAAGTAGTGAAACCACAAGACTTACAATCTGACTGGGTAGTTTATGCACAAGACCAAGCAATGACACCAATCAGTGAAAGTGTAAGAAAACGTGAGTTCATACAGTCAATACCAACATTACAAGGTTTAGGTGTTCCAAACAAAACATTACTCAACGAACTGGTAAGAAGTCTTGGACTACCTGATACATTTATCGAAGAAGCAAACAAAGAAGCAGAAGCCGCTATCTCAGCAGCAAAAGCAAAGGCCTCAGGTGCAGCAATCAAACCAGATGCTACAGAATTACAACAACTATCGCAACCTGTTGGTCCTAACAACTTACGTGCAATTTTAGGAGACCAATAATGCCATTATTTGAATTTCAATGTAAATCATGTGGATACACACATGAAGAATTAGTAAAACATGACACTGACTACTCAAGTTGGAAATGCGACTGTGGAGGTAAATTAGTAAAACTTATCAGTCTATTTGCAAAAACTCCAAATGGTTGGGGAGACATGACAGGTCAGCATGGTGTCAATGGTTTCTGGTGTGTTCAATCAGGAAGACGGTTCCATAATAAAAGGG